AACTCAGTTGACATACCATCAAAGTCGTGAGCAATAGTTTTACGAACTAACTTTTTAAGTTCTTGAGCTTTCTTCACATAATGATATGCGTGAGTTTTAATATCTTTATCTGTTGTTAATGTAGCAGTAAAATCTAAACCACTGTATGCTTTAGCATAAGTATTATTACTTAATGCTAAACTAGAACCACTAGATAATAATGCAAATTCACTGCACCCAGTAAGTAAACTAAGAAGGAGAATTAATCCTAATACTTTTTTTCCTGTCAATCGTAACATATTTTATTTTCCTTTCGTGTTCAAAATGATTATGTTTAACCATTTTTATATATAGCTTTCATTGTCTTATCAGCTTCCTCTTCTTGTGTCTGTCCAGTAAGTTTTAATTTTATCTTTCCTTCAGGCTGTGTTTCCTGTTCTATTAATAAATCAATATACTGTTTTGCTTTCTTTAGGTCTTCTATCTGTGCTTCTTTAGTGTCGTGTTTATAACGCCAACGACAAATATATTTAATAGCATTACCTTCAGCATACGGAATATTATTCTGCATAACAAAGGTAATAGGTTCTATTTTAAATCTAAAGTAGTGAGGTGGGTGTTTTATTTTATCTGCCATAACTTCACCCTTCCAGTTTTCTTATTGTATTCTTTATGTCTAAGAATATGTGCAACTCTAGCTTGTTGTAGAGCCTCTTTCTTAGTAAAGCCTTTAGATTTATAAGCTCCAACAACGATTTTCCATAGCTCTAAAAGGGGTACATTAGTGTATTGCGAAATCATTTTTTCAGCAGTTTTAACGCCCACATTTGGCAGTCCTGCGTAACCATCGGTAGAATCACCTGCCAATGTCTGTATCATAAACCAATAATCAGCTAATCTTTGAGGTATATCTTCAACTGTTTCCCCATCTCTACTAACTTTAGCAGGAATTTGTCTCATATCTTTATCAATAGAAACAATAATCCTATCTTCAGTAGGGTGTGGTTCAGTTGCCATTATACCCATAACATCGTCAGCTTCTAAATTTTTCCACATAACTCCATTATGTTTTTTCATAACATAGTCACGCAAAACATTTAAAACCATCGGCTTACGTCTGTCTTTACGATTATCTTTATAACTCGGAAGAATATCTTTACGAAAATTATTCTTATCAGTTAGAGCACAAATATAATCATCAGCTTCTAAGGTAGAACCTAACTCATTTATCTGAGCATCTACTTCAGCCATACACGTCTTTTCATCACAGTGTAATGTCCAAAATCCATCACCCCAATGTGTACTTACTTCATTGGAAGTGGCTATCTTATATATTAATATGTCACCATCTATTAATAATACTTTATCTTTTTTTTTCATTTTTTCTCTCCATTATTCTCTATTAAATTTTTTGCTAATAATATTTCGGACAATGGAATTAAAACAAACTTACTTCTATATCCATCACCACCATTTTTTTCATTTTTTTTGTACTTTTCAGCTAATCGTTTAACAGTAGAAGTATCAAACCACATTTTACAGCAATCTTTACCACTAACAGGGTCAGCTAATATATGAATCCACTGCTCAGACTTCGTAGCCATTACTCCTGATGGTTTACCATTACAAGCTATTTCTATAGCTATATTACCAGTTCTATGCCACCAATCTCTTTCGGTTTTTACTTCAAACTTAGTACCTGCTTTTTGATGTAATAAGTCCATAACTCTTTTTTCTCGTTTATTTCCATATAACAAATCTTTTCTAAAATTTGAAGGCTTGTCTAATGTAAAGTCGTGCTCTTTCTTTGTCTCTTTATTTGTATTTAGCATTAATGTGTTTCACTCCAGTTATTTCCTATTTTATATTGCCCAGTTAAAGGTAATCTTAAATTGAAGTGTTTTCCAGTACGTTCAATAGATTCTACAGCTAACTTTCCGATTTTCTCTGCGTCTTCTTCAAGACATTCAACTTGTATTTCATCGTGTACCCAAACAACTTGTTGAACATCGTTATATTCTTTAACAGCTTTGTTAAACTCAATTAACCACTGCTTACAAACTATAGCTCCTGCACTTTGTAAAAGAGAATTGAGTGCGGCGTGTACTGAACGAATTTTAATTTGTCTTTTATCAAGACCTATTAAATATCCTCTCTCAGCCGCTTGTTGTACTTGTGTTAATAACTTACTTAAAGCAGGAAGATTATTTAAAAATCTTTCTCGTATCTTCTTAGCTTCTTTCATTGTCTTACCAGTTACTAACGCAATCTTTTTTACACCACCACCATATAGGAAACAGTAGTAAAATCTTTTTGCAAGGTCTCTTGAATCTAAACCTGCTAATTCTTTTGTTTCATTATGTATATCACCATTTAAAACTACTTTAGCATATTCACCTTCATCAAACTTAGACATAAAGTGTGCTAATAATCTAACTTCTAATCCTGATATATCTATACCTACTAATTTTTTTCTTTCAGGAACAGTAAATAAACTTCTACATTCTTTTCCATAAGGGACACCAACACTAGGTACTTGTCCTAAATTTGGGTGTGAGTGACTTGCACGAGCTGTTACTGTAGAATTAGTATTACAAGTTCCGTGTATTCTACCATTAAATTCATTCTTTAACCACGCTTGTGCTCCTGTCGCTAACTGTCCTATTCTTTTATCTAATAAAAAATGTTCACATAAAACTTTTGCTTCAGGATATGGAAGACTAGATAAAACAGTTTCATCTAACTTAGGCTTACCATCATTAGTATATTCTTGAGGTTTCCATTTGTGTCTTTCAATTAATCTATCCGCTATGTGATGTCTTGAACTAGGATTAAAAGTAATTGTTTTCTCTTTATAAAAAGTTTCACCTTTAACATATCCTCTAGCTTTGTTATTAACTTTAGGTATAAATGGTGTACGTTCTAATTTCGGTGGAAACAATTTTTGTAAATCATCTTCTAGTTCTAAACGTCTAGCATTTAATTTAGAATATAATTTAACTGCTTCCTCTTTATTAAACATAAAACCATAACGCTCTTGTTTGAATATTAAAGTTGCTACTTCGTGTTCCAACTCCATCGCCTGACAAGAATAACCTTTACGTTCTATTGTTTTATACAAAGTATCAGTCACCTCAACATCTTGAACACAATAGTCCAACATCTCAGGGCTGTATTCTTTCCAGTCCGTATCAAATGCTTCCTTGTACTCGCCCACCCTATATCCCCACGCTTTCAAGCTATGTCTTCCTATACAATTAGTAGGGAAGCCTTTTCTTTTAAAATCTCGTTCCTTTACATCAGGGTAAAGTAAACGAGTAGCTACTATTGTATCAAAAACCTTGCCTTTAGGTTTAAAGTCGTGAAACTTTTTTAGGACGGGTATATCAAACTTAATAATATTATGTCCAACAATTAGGTCTGCTTTTTCTAATTCTTTTATTGCATTTTCATTGTCTAATTTTAGTATTTCATTAGTATCAATATTTTTTAAGACTATACAATGTATTTTAGTGCATTGATTTAAAAAACCATCTGTCTCTACATCAAAACAATATTTCATTTTTTATTTAATTCCTTTAATTCTTTGGCGTGTACTAAATTATCAAACTGGTGGTCTTCTTTAGCTCTAGCTAAATCTGCTTTAAGTGTTTCATTTTCTTTTTGTAATGCTTTCATTTCAGGACTATTCATACCAACAGCTTTAATAATAGAGGTCTCTAGCATAGCATCAGCAACTTTTTGTTTTAATATATCTATTTGTTTAGTTAAATCTAATTCTCCTCTGTCATCTATCATATTTTTATTCTCCTAATTTTTAATATATTTACTGTTGGCATTGTAGTGACATTCCCTACATCACCTAATGTTCCATCATCAGTAAAATTAACATCACCTGCAATTATATGTACATCTTTGTCTGCTCTAATAAGCCAACCTACTGTGATACAAATTGTTACTTTACTTGCTTTGGCTTCTTTTAAATTTAACCAAGCTGAATTAGAATTTATATCTTTCCAATAAACTTGGACAAATTTTGCATTTAATACTTTTTTATTTATTATTGGTAATTTCATTAAAATATAATCTCTATTATTATTAAATAAAATGTTATAAAAACAAACATTTGTATTATCATTTTATCTTCAGGAAAATTTCTCATTGTAATGTATGTAATCTAACCTCAACTCTCCAAGCCGCCATCTCTCCATTCATAGCCATCTGTGTTAAAGCATCTTCCATCATAAAAGCAGTGCTTTCTTTACCAACATCTAAAAAAACATTCTTATTATATTTTTTTGCTTTACCTACTGCTTCTAATACATAAGCAGTCCATTGTATTGCTTGTGGTTTTTTAAAAATTGGATTAAAACTCATCAGATATTTCACCTTTTACTTCACTTAAACAACCAGTCTTTAAATCATAATAAAGATTACAAGCGTGACCAGTTTCACCTGAAAATCTATTCTTTAAAATATTTACTTGAGCAATATTATTTTTTGCCTGTAAATTTCTATTCATTGAAATAATTATATCGGATAGTTGAGCTATACTTTGACTACCTCGTAACGCATTTAAACCAACACTCTTACCATCTTCAAAACCTTTGTCTCCCTCTGAACGTCTAAGATGTGATACTAATATTAAACCAATACCAGTTTCTTCTACTAACGTTCTTAATTTTTGAACAGTATAATCAATTAGTTTTCTTTCATCATTTGTATGTGCATCACCTAATGCTGACAATGCCATATGTAGATGGTCTAAGACCACAAAATCTACTCCACACGCTTTCGCTAAATATCTTATTTTAGATAATAAATTATCAGCAAGAGTGCTACCAAAATGATTGTAGAGATAAAATTTCCCGTTACCAATCGTTGTTTTAAAAACATTTTTAAGTTCACTTTCATTTGTTCCTTCTCTAGTTAGATGTAAAGGTTTTTTAAGAGCAACTCCCATAATTCCTAGAGCACTACGCTTAACACTTTCTTCTAAAGCTATATAACCTACACTAAATTCTTTTTTTAATAAATGTAATGCAACGTGTCTACAAAATGAACTCTTACCTATACCTGTACCTGCGGTAATTGTAACCAGTTCACCTTTTCTTAACCCGTGTGTTTTTGTATTTAAACATTCAAATGGGTAATCAACACTTACATAAGTATCTTCTTTTTTAATTTCATTCCATAAATCTGCACCTAAAACTATTCCATCAGGTCTGTATGCTTTACTAGACCAAATGCAATCTACTAATTCTCTAGTCTTATTAGCTAATAACATTTCATTAGCGTCCTTTAAAGGTAGACTACATATCTTAGCTTTGTTAGGTGAGAATAATTTTGCACATTCTATAGCTCCTTGTTTACCTTGTTCATCTTGGTCAAACATTAGGACTACTGAATCAAATCCTTCTAAAAATTCTAACTCTCTTTGAATATCTTTTTTAGCTCCTTGTGCTCCACTCTTAACACTTACTACTGGAAATTTATTTGAATTAATTTTACTAACACTAAGGCAATCTATTTCTCCCTCAGTTACAATAATCATCTTGCCTTTGTCTCTCCATAGATGCTGACCAAATAAACCTGATTGTCTTGCGTCCCCTAGCCATTGATAAGTCTTCTCAGGGTTTCTTAATTTTTGTGCTACTAATTTTTTATCTTTATCATAGTAGTTAGCAATTTGTACTGGTCTTCCAAA